TCATTTGGGAAGTTTAAAAATACTGGAGCACCTTCAGTAATTGCGTTAAATTTGACATTTCAAGAAGTGCAGTTAGTTTCTAAAATAGATGCAGCGATGGGGTATTAAGATATGTTTGGAAATATTGGCAATATCAAGTACGACATAGATATGAATGGCAGGCCGGTTCCTGCAAAGAACATTTTTACATATGCGTATGTCCTTCAAAAATATATGAGAAATAATAGAAATGTTTTTGATTATACGATAACAAGTACCGAAACCCCCGAAGGTCTCGCGTACCGATATTATGGCGATCCAGAATTATCTTGGGTAATTCTCTTAGCAAATGATATTAAAGATATTTATACCGAATGGCCACGCAATGATACCGAAATTCTAAAAAATATTCAGGCGCAATTTAAACCGGCGCAATTAAATTATCGGAACCTTAAAAGAACTGTACAATTACCACCGATTCCCAAATCGGGCACCTTTGATGGGCAGGTGATTTATGTGGAAAATACTGATAAGACTTATGAGTGGGCCTCAGGAACCAGTTCGTGGAATTGGGTTAATAATGGACTGCCGCGCACAGGTATATATGATCAGGAATTTAATGTGTCGCTCAACGATTATCACTTGCCGACTGCGATGTTGGTTTCGACCGCAACCGATCTAAAACCCGCGATAAATAAAACTATAACTGTTTATAGAAATAGTAAGGCAACCTTTAACGTATGGTTTAGCAATCGTACTAAATTTTATCTGTCAAAGACAGCTTACGGTGCATGGAAAGAAAATGCATATAACGGAGAATATCGCGATGGACTATCTTTGAGCAGAGTGGGCGATGGAATTACAGAATGGCATGTACCGGCTGATGCGCCAGATTATATTTATTATCATAGTTCTGACAGATTGATATCGGGACAGATTAAAGTTCTTGATATAGAGTCGCAACATTATGTTGAGGGTTCTGATGGAAACTCTTTGGATGGTTACAATGGTCGAGGTGCGGGTAATATTGCAAGGGTTAAAAATGATTGGTATATTTGGAACGGTAAATATATGAAAGCAGATGCGACCAGTTTTATGTCCGGTTGGACTCCATTATCAAAAGATGTAAGAATTTTACCAGTAGACATTGCAAAAAATACTCCTGTCCACTATGTACATAAAAATCTTGGACATAATATATCTAACGAAACTTACGCAAATTTGCATGATCAAGAAAGACTCGCATATAAAAGATTTTCTAGGTATGATCAAAAATTTCAGATAAACGAAAAAAACAGGACTATAAAACTTATCAGAAAAGAAGTGGTGGACAGTTTTATCAAAGAGTGGCAGGAGACTATTAAATAATGGCGGCACAGGAATATAATCGCGTCGGCGATTTTGAAATCAAAGAATTGAAATTGACATCTCACAATGATTTTGATGAGGCAAATCTTCTTGCGTTTTATACGAGCATAAGAGTCTTTGAGGATATGTTTTCGCCAAGTATAACTGCGAGCATATCTTTTGCAGATACTAGCGGAATGATACGGTATATGCCTATCATCGGCCAAGAAAAAGTTGTCTTGTCATATTCTTCTAAAAATGTGGACAATTCTAGCACTACATTAAATATGGTAGTATCAAAAATCACTGATATTTACACCGAAGGTAGCACTATGAATTTTACTTTGCATCTGGTTACAGATGATATGATTAAAAATTTCGACGAGAAAATTTCTGAACAATTTAGTGGTAGTGCGACAGACATTGCAAAAAAATGTTTTGATAAATTGGGTTCTACAAAAACTTTAGAGATTGAAAATAGTGATGATAGATATGAAAACGACACTGCATTTATTATCCCCAATTTTTCGCCGTTTAAGGCGCTCGCATTTTTAACTAAACGCGCATTTTCTGAAACATGGAAGAGTTCTTCGTATGTCTTTTTTGAAAATACGAAGTCCTACCAATTTAAACCGATAGAATATTATACACAATTGGAACCAAAGAACTACTTTACTGTCGGTGATATGCCGAATACGTCTCTTGATCCGAATGTAGAAAATAAAAAGGTTGTGAATTATAGTTTAGATTCTGCGTTTAATGTTATTGACAATATTACTAAAGGTATGTACAATAGTAAGTTGATGACTATCGATCTTTTGACCAGAACAAAAAAGGAATTTATACATTCTTATTGGGATGACAACGAAAAATATCAGTATATGAATACCGCTCCATTTGGCAAGCCGGGCCCGATAAATGATGTTAGTGGAAAGGGCGTTCAATATAGACCGGATGCGTTATATCTACAACCAGAAATCGAAATTGATGCAGGAAAACCACGTTTCAATTCCGAAAAAATCTTTCTACAGCGATTATTTTATCAACAACTGCTCGAAAATATTAAATGCACTATCACCATATATGGTGATCACACACTCACCGTTGGTGACAGTATAGATTTACAAATTCCTGCATATAGTATTATCGAAAACGACAAAACCAACGAACAATATAGCGGCAAATATCTCATCACTTCGATTCAACATAGAATTGCTGTGGGGACGTATTATCAAGATCTGGAATTGGTGAAAGATTCCTTCAATACAGAATTGCCGAAACCTAAACCAGTGCCAGTCGGCGATGTTAAAACTATGGGACGAGCGAGATGAATTATTTTACAGGTAGAGAAGGTATTACTTGGTGGCAGGGCATTATCGAAGATGTTGTTGATCCAGAGGCATTGGGTAGAGTTCGTGTTAGAATTTTTGGTTGGCATACCGATGACCGATCAAAATTGCCGACAACTGCATTGCCGTGGTGTCCCGCAATTATGCCTATAACATCAGCCGCGATATCAGGAATTGGACAGTCGCCAACGGGTGCGCTTCCCGGCTCATGGGTTATGGGATTTTTTAGAGATGGCGAGATGGGGCAAGACCCTATTATTTGGGGAACGGTCTATGGAAGGCCTGGAAATGATTCGACAGGATCTGGCGATGGTCTTTATCCATCGACCGAAGAGCGGGTGCCTGGGGCTTCAACTGCAAACGAATCTGATATCAGTCGTTATGCAAGAGGAGTGGGTGCTGATACGGGATCGACGAGTCCCTCATCGAGCTCGGCAGATTCTCCAAGTGCACAACATTCAAATCACGGCGCAGCGATGAATGAAGGCGAAGTATCTTCAAATGAAACCAATAGAGAAAGATTGTCAAAAATCACTACCAAAAATGGTTCTAGTGCATATGTTGCGACTGCATATGCAAAGAATTTTCAAAGTTTTATTACTGAATTTGAAAAGACTCCTGCACCAAATCACCCAGACGGTTATACAATTTATAGTATCGGTGGATATGTTTATAGAAAAAGCGCAGCCGGCACAGGTGCTTGGAGTTATCACGCATCAGGCGCAGCGATAGATATCAATCCAAAAGAGAATCCCTATAGTAATACATTTATTTCCGACATGCCTCAAAATTCTTCTGCTATTGCCAAAAAATATGGTCTTGGTTGGGGTGGTGATTGGACAAGCAAGAAAGACGCCATGCATTTCAGTATGGCATCTGGTGAGCGCGGAACAGTAAAGTTAAAAAGAAATGGGGTAGTACCAGATCCGACTACGGGCGAACAAACACCAACAAATCCAAATTCTGTCGGAACCACAACTGGTTCGCAATATGGCCACCCATCCGAGGGCAGCAGTCCCACGCCACAACCCGCGCCACCGCCTACCGTCGATATTGACGAATGGAAACCTATAAACACATATAAAGAAGGTGAATATGTTAGAGCACCAGCACTAACAGAATTGCAGAAAGAAAATCAGGGCGCCGGCGGTCCGCCATTTACTGTGCGAAGTGGTACAATCGCTGCTGCGGCCACATTAGGTATTTCTGCACTAGATCTTGGAACTGTTATGTCATATGAGACAGGCGGCACGCTCGACCCGCAGAAAAAGGGCCCTACTACTAAATGGGGGACTCATCGTGGATATATTCAATTCGGCGAACCACAGGCGGAAGAGCATGGTGTCGATTTCAGTACAAAACAACGGTCCATCGATTCCCAACTTGGGCCTAGCGGCGCAGTCGTAAAATATTTGAGAGCTCATGGTGTGAGATCTGGTATGGGTAGATTGGAAGTTTATTCTGCAATCAATGCTGGGGGTGTTGGTGAGAAATATTATGGTAGGTCGGATGCTGGAGCAGGTGGCGCAAAAGGAACAGTCAGAGATAAAGTCAACAACCAGATGGATGGTCACGAAACTAATGCTCGCCGTATGTTACAGGGTGCGGATGGTAAGGGGTTTGTTGAACAGACAGTTTTCAAGGCAACAGTCGCAGGCACATCTGCTGACGACGGCGGCCCAAGAACGTCAAACCTAAAAGATGGAGATGTGACGTGGGAACTCGCACCACAATCTATTCAATCTTCGTCTAGTGCGGCGCAGAAAGACGCAGCAGAAGCTGCTGGACAAACTACCACCGATGGATATTCTACTGCACCGACAGGTGCTGCTGGTGGCAGTAGTTCAGAACCCAAACCACACGCGATTACCGAAAAAGATAAATCGGCCGTGACGACAGAATTATTTGCAGAACCGGCAAACCCATGGGCCCCAGAATACCCATACAATAAAGTTTTGTTCACAGAGAGCGGACATATTCAAGAATTTGATGACACGCCCGGATCTGAAAGAATTAATACCCACCATCGAACTGGCACGTTTGAAGAAATGCATCCGGATGGATCGATGGTTACAAAAATTATAAAAGATAATTATGAGATTGTTTTTGGTAATGACAACATTTATGTTCGTGGGACTCTCAATATTGTTGTTGACAAGGATGTTAATATCAAAGTCAGCGGAGCAGTCAACGCAGATATTGGAAAGACTCTTGATACGAAGAGTGGGGGTGGCACCACAATCAAAGCCCCTAGAATAGACTTAAACCCATAGGAAACCAAATGGCCATATCTTCGACCGGAAATAAAGATTTTGATTTAAAATTTTCCAAGAGACAACACTTGAGCAAAAACAGCGATATCAGAACACTGACTGATAATCCGAAAAGGGTGCGGTTTCCAGCGATTGAGCAGAGTATTGCAAATATTATTCTTACGAACAGGGGCGAAAGACCTTTCCAACCGGAATACGGTGGTAACATTTATGACACTTTGTTCGAACAAGTGCCCTATTTCGGAGATGGCACCAGCGCATTGGAAATAAATATAACAGAAAGAATTAAGGCCTCATTGAATAATTATGAACCGAGGGTGTCAGTTTTGGGAGTGCGATTAGTTCCAGATAGAGATTCTATGTCGCTCGCAGATCAACGGCGATTGGGTGGTTTGACGAGAACGGGTGGTTCCAGCGGTGCCGATAAAAATTCGATAAACATAGAAATTGTTTACAGAGTTATACCAATGACTGAGACTTTAGTATTCAACTTAAAATTAAAAAGAGTAAGATAGATGCCAAAAAATATTCAAATTTCAGAATTAGATTTTAATTCCATTAAAAATTCTATCGCCAATTATATGTCATCGGACGAAAGTTTTTCAGATTATAATTTTGAAGGTTCTGCGCTCAGTACGATGACAGATCTGTTGTCGTATAACACATATTACAATTCATTTTATCTTAATATGATTGCAAATGAAATGTTCCTAGACACGGCCCGCATGAGAAATAATGTTGCATCCAAGGCTAAACTGCTGGGGTACACTCCAACATCTGCGAGATCTACTAGGGCGATTATCACTGCAACATTTGAAATAACAAACGGCACTGATAGAACGAATACTGAATTGTCAATATTAAAAATTGATAAATCATTTATATTTAAACTTACCGACATGGGAATCGACTACAGATTTGTGCCACATATAACTAGGTTGGTGGACAGACAGAGAGTCGAAGATTTGGGCGATGGAACATACAAACACGTTTATGAAATCTTCGACTTGGAGGTTGTGCAGGGCGATGTGGTTGTCGAAACCTACTTGGTAGATACAACAGACCCCAACCAGAAATTTTATATATCAAACACAAATGTTGACACGACAACAATTAAAGTGTTAATTCGCGAGAGCAGAACAAGTGAATATTTTGAAGAATTTAAGATAAACAGCGACACGATGAAATTGTCCGACATATCTAAAACTTATTTCTTGCAAGAATCTGAAGAGGAAAAATACGAGGTTCTTTTCGGTGATGGTGTTTTAGGTAAAGAGTTGGTGTCAGGAAATGTGGTTACTGTGTCGTATTTGACCACGGTTGGCGCGGCAGCGAATAGCCTTACGGGTAATATGACTTTGCTTGGAAAGAATTTAGATATGAACGTTAGATTGTCGCCTGAAACTGTTGCTCCAAACAATTTGGTGATTATTGGTAGAACTTATGGTGGTGCCGATAGAGAAACTACCGATTCTATAAAATTTTACGCACCCAGAACTTTCGAGGGACAGAATCGAGCAGTCACCGCTAGAGACTACATGACAATTATTCCTAAAATTTTCCCGCAGGCAGAATCTATGAATGTCTGGGGTGGCGAAGATAACGACCCACCACAATACGGCAGAATTTTCATGTCGATAAAACCGAACAACGGAATGTATCTTTCTGCACAGGAGAAAGATGCGATCATATCAAATCTTTCTAGCAATTATTCTATAATATCTATGAAGCCAGTAATTATCGATCCAGAATTTTTGAAACTGAAATTGAATGTTCAAGTAAAATATGACGACGAGGCCACTTTAATCGAAGAGAGCAATCTAAAGGCATCTGTCAGAAATACAATTATCGAATACAACAAAAAATTCTTAAACGATTTTAACAGTTATTTTAGATATTCGCAACTGCTCGGAGCCGTTGACCAAACAGACACATCTATCACAAACAATCTAGTATCAATGTCTCTTATAAACGAACAGTCGGTGACATATAATACAGTCGCACAATACACATTCAATTTCAGTAATGCATTAGTGCCGCACAGTATATATTCGAATGGATTTTATGTGAGCGGCACAACGGATGTATACTATCTCGACGATAATGGTTTGGGAACTTTGAGATTTTATACAGTTACCGCAAACAACACCAAGGTATACAGCGCGGCGCTAGGTGGCACTATCAATTACACGACCGGTACGATAGTAATATCTGGTGTGTCAATCACAAGTGTACTACAAGGGGACTCAATAGGCATTGTAGGTGTACCAGCATCCAACGATATCTTTCCAGTTAGAAATCAGATAATTTATATAGATTTGGACGAATTAGAAATCACTATGTTACCCGACACGGATGAATTTAATGAAAATTATGACATATCGTCACAAAGGGTGGTCGTTTCTAGAAGTGTAGAAACTTCATTCAATATGGACTCCGGTAGTGTTACCGAAACATTTGCAAACAGTACAATCACCAGAGTCTACACCGACAGTAGCAGCAGCAGCGGATACTAAAAAATGCAGAAACAGAATATATCTAATATCGCAAATCAAATAAAATCGCAATTGCCTCAGTATATTGCGAATGATGAAGAATATAAATTATTTATTCGTTTTTTGGAACTATACTATGAATGGATGTCTGAAGAATCAAACCCTTCACATAGAGCCGCGAATATGGAATCGTATTCGGACATTGATAAAACTATCGACATTTTTAGTTCGATGTTTAAAGATGAATTAGCATCGGTCTGGCCTACAATCGTAAGAATTAAAAACAAGGTCGAAACTGACACGGCAACGACCCAGAATAAAAATAAAGAGTCTGATACTGGTACGACTACGGAAAACAATTCTGATCAACATTGGTTGACGGATGGCGCATCTTCAGTTTTCAAGTTGGACTATTTCAACCCATTCTATTATTTTGGTGGGGATTTTTTAACTGTAGTAACTAATATTAGAGTCTTTAAGAATGCTAATGGTTCTGCGCGGGGGGGATTTACCACTACCGAAGGCATTGCGAGTCACTTGACCACACCCGCGGCCGCTGCTCTTGGTTCATTAGGCGACTATGTAGAGCTGACAGAAAACATCGATTATACTTTGGATGGGAACAAAATAACATTTATAGACGTCAATGGCGATCCGGATGTATATCCTATTAATGATTTTATGAAGGTGCGTTTTGCTCTTTCAACTCTTCTGCCACCAGTGGGTATAGATACCAGCGACATTGCAATTAAAAAAGTTGTTGACGAAACCAAACTTAAAAAAGGTAATTATACAAATCAGGCCAACTTTTTAAAATTTATGAAAGAATTTTATCAGTCAAAGGGGTCTGAAAATTCTTTTAGATTTTTATTTCGGGCACTGTTCAACGAAGATATAGATTTTTATTATCCGAAAGATTTTGTATTCAAAGTTAGCGACAATCAATGGGAAACGACCACCAGCGTTCGCACCAAACCGTTTCTTAGTCCCGCGCGAACAGACCCCAAAGTTACCGAACCGTATAGATTGACCGGAGAGACATCAAATACCACCGCCATGATACAGAATTATGTGGACCAAACTTTGGGCGATTACTCTTTTCGAGAATACAATATTGATAATATAGTCGGTACGTTTACTCCAAAAGAAAAAGTAAAAATATTTCAGCAAGATGGAACCTCTTATATCGAGGAATTGTATAATTGTGTGACCGGATTTGATATTGTATCTGCGGGCACAAACTATCCTAGAAATATAAGTCTACAGAATTATTTCTCAAATGCAGGATCGGGGCAAGGGTTTGCCGCGTATATCGACCATACAACAATTGGTGCCATAGACCGTTTAGAAATTATTTCCGGTGGTGATAATTATATTACAGGAGAGGAAATAGAATTTAATGCAGATGGTCTTGGTGGTAGTGGTGCGGTTGCACAGGTGTTAGATATCAGAGGACATGAAGAAAGCTATGAAGTTATATTTGTGCAAAATCCACAAGCCGGTGAATATCCAGAGACTATATTTGAAATTGATCTTGCAACTATGGACGATGATAATAAACAAGACCCAAATGGCACAAATCCTTTAGTATATCCACAAAATGCAAAAAATACTTTAGTTTCGATAGAAAATGTAGATTTGCTTGCAGATGATGTTTTTTACTTGCACGGATTTGAAAATTTTTATGCTGGGGGTGAAAAAACTTTAAAAAATGACGTACCGTATTATGGTTATTATGCAAATCAGGCCCGAAAGGGCGGCACAACATCACATAGATATTTGAGTCAAGACATGTCGGTTTCTAATCCGACTCCAGAGCTTATCAACCTCAACCACAATGACGTCACCGAATCGAGATATCTTTCAGACTTAAAATTTCAAGTCGATTCGGTAGATAGTGCGACTGGTGGTATCAATTCGGTAATAGTGACTCAAGGGACTTTAAATTTACCCACAAATTCTTCTTCGATATTCCCACTCACGGTAAATCTAAAAAATCAATCCGCAGCATTAGATCGCGGTAATGGTTTCGGTGTACTATTCGACCTTGCATGGAACACAACTACACCCTCCCTCGTCGTTACACCAAACTCAAATACAGCATCTCAACTATATGTAGTTGGTGATGTGGTTAAAATTGAAGGCAGCGAGCTCGGTAAAAATGGAATTGACGGACAGAATGATATTTTTATTAATGTCACTGGCGTTACTGGTGGCGCTGTTTTTACCGACATAGATTCGACAGGTTATATACAAACATCTATGAATGGATCTGGTGCAGTCTGGGATGTCGATGCACAAATTCCATACACACATAATCAGTCAGTTTTGTTAAGTGATATGAATGGTGCCACAGCATCCCCTTCGGTTGGGTATGCTGTCGGAGATACATTTACCATTGCGGGTACTGACTTAGGTGGTACTGACGTATCAAATTCTTTGTTTATTAAAGTGACTGCTGTTGACCAAACCGGGCGGATCGTGTTATATAATGTAAGTGGGATAGCGGTAGGTGGTGTGATCGACACATTTACTGTTGAAACTGGATATGTCCTGCCAGACGTATACAAGGTTTTCTTCGGGCCGCCGGCAACTGGTGGTTCTGGTTACGGCGTGCAATTCAACATTGTTATTAACGGTGTTTCGTATGACGTGAGACCGCCGGCAGTCACTGATCGTGGTATTAATTATGTGGTGGGCGAAACTTTAACTATTGACGGCGATCTGCTTGGTGGTAGTGCTTTAAACGACATAACCTTTGTTGTGGAGTCGGTTGATGTGTCTGGTGGCATTACAGGCATATCAAATGTCGTAGGTACTGCGCTAAACGCTAGTACACTATCGGAAGTCACACCCAGTAACAGTGTTGGTGATGGTGCTCTTTTTGATATCGCCATTGCCGGTACAACAAGTTGTACGGTTAGTATTACAGGACATTCCGGTAAAGATTATCGCGTTGGTGATGAATTGATTATAGTTGGTAGTCAATTATCCGAACAGTGGATCAAAGATGGTTTCGCGGCGAAGTTGGATCAGGTAGGTGAACTGGCACTGTATACGAATCACGGATATTTGAGAACCGATAATATAGATAGACAGTTTGCAAAATATTTGACTAATGATGAGCTGTCAATAGACTTTTGGTATTTCAGAAAGTCTACAGGTATAACAACTGTTGGCGAAACAACTTCTGGTTTATTATCGTTTAATGAATTAGATGGCGGCGTGCAAAAAACTCTATTGTCTCAGGACCCCACAGGAAATTTAATTTTGTCCGGCGGGGGTGTCACACTCACTACACCAGTTCTAACTTTTGGTGAATGGAACCATATTGCAATATATTTTAGTAGTGGCGAAACTAGCATATATTTAAACGAAAAGCGGGTAGACACAACTGCAACACAAATGTTAGAATATGTTTCAACCCCATCCGGCACTTCGTTTTATGTTGGTGCTAGACAGGGTCTGGCATCTGCTTATGGCGTTGGAGATCACACAATAGGTTTCTTTGGTAGTGTAAGATTCACCTCTGGGAGAAGATACGAAGAATATGTCTCCGGTCCAGATACGCTAATCACTGATGATGGCACAGAAAATCCAAAATCCGGTGGAGCGTTATCTCCAATTTATGTCAATCCGGTTCCTAGTGTTGAATATGTGAGAAAGTCGATTCCCTTGGTGAAAAACTTTGTAGCCACAAATGCACAGACAACCTATCATTTCGACTATGACCCGCTTCAGGTAGTGACCGTGAAGGTTAATGACACAAATTATGGGTTGAATTCTGGATACACTGCAACAGATGGTACAAATGTAACATTTTCCACTGCACTAACTACTGGCGATAAAGTAAAAATAATTGCATACACCACACTGGCCGATGATTTGGAATATATTATATACGATACCGATGCACCAACAGCAAATAGAAATAAAATATCTTTGAGAATTTTTGACAATATAAATGATGTATATTCAACATATCAGTTACCGGACGGTAGAGCCTTGCGGGTGAAATGGGATGCAAAATTAAGATCTGAAATAATTAGTACAGAATTGGTTACTGGTGGTTATGGATATTTCAGAGCACCATTTGGTTATGTGATACCCGAAAGTCAGGGTTATGAAACTAACGGAACGGGTTCTCAGTTCATCGGGCATGGAAAAAATATTGGTGGAATTGATAAAATTAGAATAAATGATATGATTCTGGATAGCACCTTTGACGGTTTTGGTATAGGGTATGATACTGCACCGACATTTGATTTAACTGGGGTTGGTAACGGAGATGCGGTCATCGAGGCAATAGTGGGCCCACTGTGCGTGTCAGCGGGCGACTTTTCTTCGCAAAAGGGATTTCTTTCTGCCGATAATAGAATTACAGATAGTTATTTGTGGCAAGATTTTTCTTATGTTATCGAGGTTGGTAGATACATTGACGAATGGCGCAAAATTGTGAAGAAGGTATTGCACCCCGCCGGACTTATGATGTTTGGCGAATATTCGACGGTTACTGAAGCAGAGCTGCGTAGGGGTACTGATGTCTGGCAACAACTAATATATAATATTATTAAAAATGTCAATGTTAAAATGAAAAATATGGACGGCCTTGGACGCTGGACGTATATGAGTTTTGATACGCTTCCACAAGATACAAATTTTTTAAATTCTACTGGACTGAAAATTTCTTATGACAACCGCCAAGAAACTGCGGATGGATACAGGGACGTTAATAACGCAGTGGTCGGTTTATACAACGGCGTTGGCCGTGGTGAAATTTCTGACGACACAGTAGGCATTGCGTCAGTCGATCACGGCACCGGAAGATATGCCCTGCTTGGTGCAGATGATATAGATGCATATGATTGGTATGATGTTAAAAAAATCGCCCTCAACTATAAAGATGCGGGCGGTAAAGATTATGGTTATTACTACGAATCAGAAATTATTGGCAATACAGTAACGGTATACGACACATCCGATTTGGCAATGACAGATGATGAATGGTTGAATACACAGTCTTGGGGTAAGTATAAAATTCTTGGAGTAACTTTTTGGGATAGTGCTATTGACCGACGAGTCACTTTCGATGTACAATTCTTGGGCAAATATGGAAATTTACCTTTAGACTACGGATATCCGTCATACCAGACAAACAAAGTCGAATTTAGATGGGATACGGTTTTCAGAGGCAATGTTGATAGACAGCCAAACTTTTGGGTTGGTTCTATCATGGATGGTGCCAATCCACGCGATGAAAAAATGATTATAAATATTTCTGGGAGATTTAATAATAACAAAGAGGGAGATGTGCCAACCCTGCACACGACTTGGCGATCACTAGAACGTTTCAAATTTTATTTCACAGATATTTACCCTTGGCAGAGATTAGCCCCAGCATTGTTCAGTCCAATCGAGGAAATTTATGATTCGCCATACTGGAAACATAGAAAATTATCAGAAGGTAATGGATTGTCATATGTTGCTCGACGCGCAAACACTTTTAATATGTGGTATTATTTACCAATAGACGAATCCGCCGACAGTGATTGGGTTGCAAATACCGATGGCACTGACCACAAATGGAGAAATACGACGATATCTGAAATAACAGAAAAGACAGATAGAAAATATAGAGCAGTATTAGATTCTTATATCGACATACGGCCAGTATATTTAATAATGAGCGAAGAAGCACCAAATTCAAATACAAGAAAACGTATGGGCCCGACCAATTTGTCGGTTGAAAGATTTAAATTTAATGAAAAATTACAATTATTGGATTACAACGTTGACAGAATCGACTATGACGAAAACCGTTTGACCGATAGCACATTTATGCGTTATTCCGGTGATGGACAACTACACGGAAAAACTAATTTTGCACCAGAATCGTCATTAACGACTTACAATGCTCCGCCAATAACAATGACTGAAATTAATAATAACATAAACTCAACTTTAGCCGATTAAAAAGATTATAAATAGTATAAAATCGCAAACGATATAAGAAGGCAAACAAATGGCAGCAATTATCACAAATAAACTGAGAATTTTCAACGCACAGGAATTTTTACAGTCAATCGGCCGATCTGCCCCTGTATGGGTGGGCGGTCACTATTATAGCCTCGGTGACGTGGTCGTAAATAATGAAAATTTATTTATTGCTCTTGTGGCGGGTACATCTGGAGCAGGAACTGGGCCGACACCGACAAGTCTCACCGAGGATGCGCCGATCGTATGGAAACACCAAGGTCTTGCAGTTTATAATAATCTGTACATGGCAATCGCCAAACATACGC